GTCTCCGTCGGCTCACAAAAAACCGCCCACCCTTCGAATAATTACATTTACGGCAGGCACAAACCAAATTATCATCACTATCATTACCTTCCAGCCTTCTCGGAATTAAATGATCGACTGTATCTCCGTATTGTCCACAATAGAAGCAAGTATTGTTATCCCTTGCAAGTATGCGAGGTCTGATCTTGTCATTCCATTGTCTAGTTCCTATTGCAGACTTCGACATCAGTACCAACCCTTAGCTTTATGGTGTGCGAGCGCAGTGCAAGCACATCCATTGTATCTTGCATTTATATATTTCAATCCATTATCAATCTGTTTGATTGGATCTTTTTCTTTACTCTTAAGTATCTGGAATAAGCCATAAGCACTTGACTTAGGGTTCTTGGCTTTGTAGTTCCATCTTGATTCTTTATATACAATCTCATCAAGACAATAGAATTGTTCAAAGTCATAATTCATTTTATGAAATGTAATTTGTTTTAATGTATTAACCTTTAATTCTTTAGGCTTAGAAGCTGCGGAACTATTCTCTTGAAAGGCTACTGTCATGCCTAAGGACAGAGATATCACCAAACCAAACCTTGCGATCTTTCTGCTTCGCAGATCGCCCTTTCGCTCTGAAAGCGAATTTGCGTTTAAGGGTAGCATACGCCTCCAAATCATTTAACAAAACCGCAGGTCAGACGGCATGTCGTAATGCGTAAGTCATCTGTTTCATTCCAAGTTTGATCGTATCCTGCCTCTGTCATTTGGTTTTACCTGCCCATCCATCACCCTTAAATGAAATGCTCGGAGCTGTAAAAACCCTTATCATTTCAACCTTACATCTAGGACAATTCATACCGCTATCATCCTCTTTGTAAGTTCTATGGATTGATCCAAATGTGCCGCATTCTTTGCAGCTGTATTCATAGGTAGGCATTAGCGCACCTTTCCTAAACCTGATTTATGTAAAATGTCAACACCTTCACCCAAGCCCCAAAACATTGTTCTAAAGGTAATATCTCTTAGAACGCCATCAGGCCTAATAAACTTAAAATTGTATGGGCAAGGAATTATTGCGCCATTACTATTCCAAACTTTATCCCACCATTTTCCACGAGTTATTGGCAGTAAGGCAACCCCATTGTTATGATCTAAAAATTTTTCAACCCAAACAGATGGCTTAGAATAAGGCGGATTCATCCAAACAAGGCCAAACCAATCTTTATCTAAAGCGTTGTCTAGTTCTGTAAATTTACTCAAACAAGGCACAAATGTAGGCAAATCACTTGTTGCCACATCTAAATCGAAAATTACATTTAGGGAATCAAACACCCATTTAGGCGTAAAATGTTGATCTGAATTGAAATTGGTTAAGTTAGTTATACTGGCCATTACTTCGCTCCAATCAAATTACATGTGTGGCAAGGCATTTCCTTAAACTGCCAAGATCCACATTTATCGCATCTGCTTATGTCTGAGTCAGGAACAGTTAAAGCCTCAGCTATATTCTTAACCCCAACACATCCACAATCCATGCACTGATAAGTCTTAAATCCATCAGGCATATCGATGGCATCAAGCCACAAAAACTCTGTGGCTCTTTTGCAACCATTACACTTAAAGCTAGTTGGGCTTGTCATAGTTAATCAATTCGTGGCATTTGAAACATGTGCCATCCTTAAACACTCGGTCATCATCGCATGCCTCGCATTTGATAACTGATTCCTCAAGATGAACACCATTATCATCTAAGACAACTTGAATGCCCTTCCCGTTTATGAAAGCAATATAGCCCACTATTGAACCCCTTCGAAATACCAAGATCCTTTAGCAGTCATTTTTGCCCAGATAGCGTGGTCTTTGTTAGATCCCTTGCAAACATATCCATAATAAGGCTTTCCGCCCTTAGATACGCCTTGTTTCAAGATCATGCCATGCTCACACTCAGGCGGTGGATTTGGTGTTGATTTACCAATCGCATCCACAGCTTCATCTAATGACCATTGTTGCGGATCATCGACTTTATTCTCAACTGCAAATGACGCTCTTAAAGCATCCTCAACAGCTGCGGATTTAGTGTTGGGTGCTCCGTATCGCCTTTGTTCAAGCTTTTTTTCATATTCATTTTGTTTCTGATCGGCTTGAACTACTTTCATCGAATCTTTTGTAGCTGTCTTATTGCTACCTTTTAGAATTATTATTGCCCTACCCAAACTACTGCTGGCAGTATCCTCGCAATACCATTTTTTCATGTTAGGCATATAAGTTTCCCTAGATCCAAATGCTATGTTGGAAACTGCTGGCTTATCATCTTTTGAATCTCGCCATAAAGTAGCTTGAATCAAAATGTAACCCTCTTTAGGATCGTGGCTAATAACTGATATATCTGATCTACCCATCGGATAGTTTTCAATAAACCATTTATTCAGCGTTGCAACATCCTCATAATCATCTAAGCTAAAACCCATTTTTAGTGCTCCCATTCAAAGTCTTTGTCCTGCATGTATTCATGGCAGGTTTTTGAAATCGCAATATACGCAATTGCGTCTTGGTAGTGATCCATAACTTCTGGACTTTCAACGCTGCGACTGAGTTTGAGCATGACCATACAGCCTGCAACTTGATTTGATGTGATTGGATAACCAAGATACGCAGACCATAATTTGGCAATTCGATCCATTTGGATTGCTGGATGACCATACTGCATTCCTCGTTCGTGGATAAGTGCGAGCGCATCTTGTAGCAGTTTTTCAGTTCTTGTCATAATCAAAAACCTGATCTAACTTCATTTTTCTTACACGCTCTTGGTGTTCTAAACTAGCACGCCACCCATCCTGACGGCCAGACCAATATCCATTTTCGTAGTGTTCATTATTTGTGTGCTTTATTAGCCACCATGCAACTGCCATGCTTCCTGCAATTAACAACCACATTCCAACGATTTCCATTATTGCTCCCGTTCCGCAAAACATTCGTTTGCGTTGGGATTAGTATGACTGGATTTACCGACAGCGCAATAATCTTTTAGCGCGTGTTTTATAACAATTAGATAACGCTGATATCCTCAAAATCGTCGATATGGTCATCAATCGTTCTATCCCGATAATCGGTTTCACGCCCCATAAGTCCTTCGATTATATGTAAATGAGCCATCATGATTAACAGGTATCAGCTCTACTTGATGGCCTTTTTTGCCAAAACTTAAAACTGTAAAGCCCATATTCCAGTCGGCTGAGTTATATTTTAGGTAACTAGCCTTGCGCATATCCATAAGATGACCGGCTTCTATACCCCAAATCGTTGAATAACGGCCGTTTAAGCCAGTTTGGTGTCGGACTGCACCCTGCCTATGGGAGTGACCACAAACCACGCTAGAATGCCATTTCTTGGCCAAATTAAGGCCTGTTATACCTGCATGCTTAGACATGTTGCCTTCATCGCCGTGAGCCAAGTGCCAGCCTTTTTCAAACTCATAAGCTCTTTTGTGAAATCGTATGCCTAAGCCAGCGAAATCCATAAATTTTGCATAGTCTAATTCTGGCAATCCAATAAGTGATGGCGCACCTTTAAGCAAGGTTTGATAAATTCTATCTGTGTGATTTGATCTGACAATATCTGTAGTGCCTAGATCGTAAAGAATCTCTTGGCCTAGTTTTCTTTCCTCATCAAGTGTTTCAGCAAACTCTAACTTCGTATTTTTTGCCCAACGCGATTGACTGCCGAGATCCATTTCATCTCCGACATTTAATACATAATCAAATTTCTCATGCTTTGCCATCTTAATCAGATTGGCAACAGCTCTTGGATGGTGCAGTGGAATTTGAAGATCTGGCGTTACTAAATACCTACGATTGGCTTTAATCGTCATCCTCATCGGGAGTAGGAATAGTTGGGATGATCCCTTTATCGCCTACGATCCAGTCAGGCATTGAGTCAGGATTATCCATTAGATATAGTGCTACCGACTCAGAGAATCCAGCCTTACGGGCTGTTTTGAATATCTCATGTTTAACGATATACCATTGATCCAGTTTGCTTATTTCAGGAGTGTGGCGAACGCGACGACGATTAACTTTTTTGCGTTTAGGTTGTTTCCGTGTGTTCGCCATAACAGAAATTATCGCTTACTGATTAAGGTGAACAGATCATCAACACGCTGTTCTAGTCTAGTAATTTGATCTTTCATTGAACTACCAGAATTGGGTTTAAGTTCGCTTAGGAAACTTTTAATAACCCATCGTAGAGCCAGCAATAAAGCGCCCGCGATACTGCAAACGCCAACGCCAAATGCGACTAATTCGTTCGGTGTCATTTTTCTGAACCAACACCAAACTCACCCTCAGTCTTATCTAATGCTCTAGCTGCTGGCCCTGCAAGTGCTGCAATAACTACTGATACAACTGGATCTAATCCAAGTTCATTACTTGCTAAGAATGTTAAAAATGAAACTAACACTCCACGAAAGTAAGACTTTAGAACTGACTTTTGCTTATTGGTGATTTTCATTAGTTGCCTTTCAGTAGTGGGATGTCGAACTTCTCGCCAGTTTGATTAGGTTTGAAACTAAAATGAATGTGGGAATGATGGGGATTTAATCCGCCATACTTGACCCAACGCCATAGCGACTTTGCTGAACATATTTTACCAGCATGGATTATGTAAGATATACGCTTATCTTTTTTTGCTGTGAGTCGAAATTGATCTGCCAAAGCATGACTAATCCCTTGCTCGTTAGAAAGGCCAGAGTCAATATCGAGCGCGCAAACTTCTCCGTCTGGTCGTGGGTTATGATCTGATTTTCGAAGTGCATGTTTACTATCAGAAATCCACCCATCGCTGCGCTTATCGCGATCCAACCATGTTTCATTTATTTGGTCGCGTAGCGTTTTAGCAGCTTTAGATAGGTAAGGCTTCATTAGCCAAGTAGCAATTTTGCTTCATCAGCAGTTAAGCCAAGTCTGTCAAGTAATGCTTGTTTTTCGGCTTTCTTTGTTTCAATTTGTGCTCTAGTTGCTAATACTTCAGTAACATCAGATTGCATTTGAGCAATTTCTTCAGCAGTTGCATCTCTGACAATTTCCTCGCCAGTTTCAACATTAACAATTTTAACTTGGGGTGTATTTGATTTAGGCATTATGCAACTCCGTAAAGTAGGGCTGTTCCACCTGAGAAAGTTCCATAAAGAATGTTAATTTCTAAGGATGAAATGGCACTTGTTTGATTGTAAAAAATAGTACTATTAACACTTATTTTTGTTCCTGAACTATGAAATTCATACAATCCTCGAACTGGTGCAATTTTTTGTGTAACAGTATTTGCATAATCTGGAATATCAACAATTGTTAATCCATCAAAAACTGCATTATCTATTCCACTGTTTATTACAATTTGGTTACTATTAAAAGTAACTGTGTAATCAGCAGCATTAGCAGAAAGTGAAGCGTGACGATTAGAACCACTATCTCCATTTAATCTTAAAAGAACATAATTATCATCAGTTGCAGTTGCTACATCCCTGATCACTAATTGTAGATTTTTGTAAGTTGAAGGAATTGATGAAAGAGTGACGGATGATCCTGATAATGTGGTCGTGCTGATTAAAGTCATACCACCACTTGCTGCGGTAGCCCAAGCAGGAACTCCACCGCTTACAGTTAAGACCTGACCAGATGTTCCAATTCCAAGTCTTGTGTTTGTGTTAGCAGTTGATGAACGATATTCAATATCGCCAAGAGTTGTTGATGGGTTTAAGTTTTTTGTGGTCGTATCAATAGATGAACCAAGCGTGCGAATTGCAGCTGCGCCATCTTTAACCAGCGCGGTGTCATCTGGAGTAGTCCAGCTATAATTGGTAGTGGTTGCCATTTTATCCTATCCTCATGCGACTATTGTAGCGTATTCCCAAGTTAATGTTGGGCTTAAAGTGTTCCAACGCTCGGTAATTGGTGTGGTATTCCAACGCATCGCCACTTGGCTAAACTCAACAGGCGAAACATTGATTGTCAAAAATAGTTCATTAAATCTTGTGCTCCATGACCAACCCTCAACATAACCCTCAAACTCGCCATTGGATATTTGAGCAGGCAGGTTTTTGATATTGACTGGCATTCCCATAAATACACCCAGCAAATCATCACGATCAGCGTTGTCGATTTCAGGGTTAGTTATTGGAAAGGTTATGGATTGAAATGATGGTCTTGGATAAGCTCTTTGGGCAATATAGCGATCAGCAATTGCTTGGGCATCGACAGCTCCATGAATCCTAGAATTGATAGTTTCGGCTTTGTAGCCATATAGGGCAATTGATGCGGCATCACTAGCTGTTTTTTGTGATCCATAATTGTTGCCATAATTTATGTAAATGTCATTTCTAACATCTGATGAACGCATAACAGTTGAAAGTCCAGCACCTAAAGCATGACCGGCATCTAATTCAACATAACCATTAGTTAAAAGATAATTTTGCCTATGGTCTGCATCTGCATAACCTATATTTCCAGCATTATCCTCATAGATATAACCAAATGCTGAACTAGCAATATCTGAAACAATGTTATAAATCGTGTCAGTTGTAGTCGGTTGATGTTGCATTGTGTAAAGACCGGGCTGATCTATTTCGCCTAATCCTAAATTTACAGCATTTGCCCAAGTTTCAGTTGGATTGTAAGTTGACCATTGGGAAGCTGCTGGAACATCATTCCAAGTTCCAAGTAATACGCTAGAAAGAATGTCATAAATTTGGTTGCCATCCTCATCCTGAGGAATGTTGTCATCCCAGATTTCTTTTGCTAATTTTGCAAGTGATCCCATTGCAATTAATGTGTATTCAACGACTGTGGCTATCGATCCAGTAGCACCAACCTGAACAGTTACATCTGTGATATCGCCACCAAATAGGCTTACATAAGTCCCTGCACTGTTTTTGACTT